ATGACGATGATATACGAATTATTGTACAGTTAAATAATTCTACTTTGATTTCAAATTTCGAGGAAGATGAGGTAACAATAAGTCTAAATGAAGCAGGGCAAAATAAAATCAATGATTTTGATTCTAAAAATATAGATGCTGCGAAACAAAACTCACAAGCGTGGTTTGGTAAAGTTCTTTCAGACAAAGTACTTGAAACTGCATACAATAAAAGTCTAACCAATGACTGTATGATTGTTACAAAACTTAAGAACAAAAACAAAGTTCTTACCAACATTTATACCCATACCAAACAAATATCTGATACAGAACTTCTCACGGAATCCACAGTATGTGATGTAGTTCTAGAATTTTCGGGAGTTTGGTTTAGGAATAAATCATATGGTTCAGTGTGGCGGATCGTTCAGGTTAGGATGAAACCTCCCCCCCGGAAACCGAAAGTTCAAGAATATTTGTTTCAGGATGACGAATCAGTTTCATCCTCCGATGAAGATTTATTTTGAAAAAAAAAATTATTGAATAATATATAAAAACAATGAAAAACTTAAATCGCCGTTCATTAACAGCTATCGCTATTGTAGCTATTATTATGTATTTTATTTGCTCATCATCTCGTTCAGGGTATGATACTCCACAACAGGCGGCTAATGGTGCGGGTGTAGTAGGGTCCGATGTTGATGCTCAAGGTTTTGCTCCAGCCAGTCTTGATGGCACCCAGATTGACCTTAAAGCCATGAATAGCGGCACTGGTTTAGCTTCTTCACTTCTGCCACGTGAAGTTGCATCTCAGGAAAATTTTGGCGAATTCTCACCAGATCAGATCCTGGAAGGTAAAAATTTTCTGGACCCAAGACAACAAATTGGCTGGCCAGAAACCATTGGTGGTACTCTGAGAAATGCAAACCAACAGGTGCGCGCGGACCCACCCAACCCAAAACAACCATACACATGGAATAACTCTACGATTGTTCCTGATTTAATGCAGAGAAAGATTTGCACTTAAAGGTAACAAGTTCTTTAATTTATAAAACAACATGTCAGAAGATATATCCGACCAATTCCGCACAAAAATGTCAGAGTGGGTAAATTTAAAAAAACAATTAGGTGAAGCACGAAAAGATATGAAACTTCTAAATCAGAAAGAGAAAGAATTGAAAACTTACATTATGAGCTTTATGTCAGAAAAGGGAATTGATAATATAAATCTTAAAAAAGGTAAAGTGTCCCTCAGGTCAACTAAAAAGAAACAAGCGCTAACAAAAGATAAAGTAGAAAGTGGTCTTCTTAAACATTTCGGTGGTGATGAAGTTAAGACAGAAACAGCCATGAATTGTATTATTGATAATTTAGAAATTAAAAATTCAAATATAATCAGTCTTACTGGAATTAATACAAAAAAAGATAGTTAAAAAAATCAGGTGTATATATAGTATAACAACCCAGTCGAATCATGGTTTGGTCACACTACAAAAACGAAGCGATCCAGAGCGGCTCTCATCATAATAATAATGATCAGGATTATGATGAGAATCCATTACCCAATCAGCCCATGGAATATGAAGAATGGAAAACTTGGCATTCCACAGATCTATTTAATATGTGGCAAGGTATTGTTGGATACCTGAAAGATACATGTATCGAACGTGATATTTTTAACGAAGGTGACTTTGATGATTTTTGCACCGGAATTTACAACTTTTCATCAAAACTTCCAAGTAAAAATGCTACGTAATAATATATAAATACAATGATTGATATCACATCCGAAAAAATTGCAGTTCCAGCTGCTTTATTCGCACTCTTCAGCCCAGGTATTATCGTTCAGTTCCCATACACGACAAAATTTAACACGCTTCAGACATCATTTAAGTCTGTTCTGTTTCACGCTTTGGTATTTATGATAGTATACCATTTTGTAGCTAAATCAATGGGTATTGTTATTAGCAAAAATGATTTAATCATTCCCGGTATTCTGTTTGTTCTTCTCAGCCCAGGTATGTTATTGACTTTACCTCAAGGCTCGAAAGGGATGTACTTTTCTGGACAGACAAGTCTTTTATCATCTTTAGTGCACGCTTTAGTGTTTGCCATCGTTTTTGCCTTACTTAGAAAGCAGTTTCCTAGTTATTATTAAGATTATGAAGTTCCTCATATTAGGCCCCTGTGCCATGGGTGCATTTGCTATTTTAGGAGGTCTTAAAAAAATTGAAAAAGAACTTGACAATTTAGAAGAAATTGCTGGATCTTCAGCAGGCTCTTTAATTGGGTTATTTTTGGTTTTAGGTAAATCAATTGGTGAAATCTTGAACATTTTGTTAAGTGTTGATATTCCATCAATAGTTCAACCAGAATTAACGAATGTTTTATCGTCTTTTGGGTTGGTAAATCACGATAAAATGAAAGCATTTATAGATTTTCATTGTGAAGATTTTTCTTTTCAAGAATTATTTGAAAAAACTAATAAAAAATTTCATGTGACTGCGTATTGTGTAAATAAATCCACAACTGACTACTTTTCAGTTGATTCACACCCACAAATGAAAGTTTCGGAAGCGCTATGCATGTCAATGACAGTTCCATTTATCTTTTGTGCATATAAATTTGGTGATTTCCTTTATTTAGATGGAGGGACGGTAGAAGAAACTCCTGGTATGGCTTTTTTAAATAAAGACCATGAAGATGTAATGTCTTTACAAATAAAGAGTAAATTTGTACATTATGAAAAAATTACGTCTTTGAAAACTTATTTAGAAATTATTTTAAATCAGATTTTGAATAATCGGTTGGATTATGACAATTACAAAAACAAAAAAATTTTAAATTTAACAGGTGTAAATATTTTTAATTTTAGTATGTCTGAAAATGAAAAAATCACGCTGTTTTTGAAAGGCCATGTATAATAGCATTGTCATTCTCATATTGCGCTTGCAATTCATCTGCCAATTTTAGTCTTTGTTGGGCAGAATACATAGATCTTTCTTTTTTCAGACACGGAACATTTACTACTTCTTCAAGATGGTCGTCGTCGTTCAAAATAGGACATCCGTCAAATTTTGCGGCCTTTTGCAATACTACAACAGAGTCAAAAATATCATTGATTGGGTCGTGGTTTTGTTTATAATCCAGTGAGTTACGCGCAAAACAACTATGTGTCTCCAGACGAGTCTTATAATTATTATTTTTTGTAAACAGTTTGTAATTTTCCGCGAAACTGTAAAAAGATTTCATGTATTTTGGGCAGTCATTTGACAACATGCTACGAATACAAATATGGTTGAGTAAATGCCATCGAGGATCATCGAAAATATTTAGACTTGTTCCATTCTTCTTGTTAAGAAATGTCTCAGTATTCTTAACAATTTGCATATCAAGCTCATAACAAAAAGACATGAGATTTCCATTTCCGTAAGACAAAACATAATCCAACAGCATGTTAATGGCGTCTTGTAAAGTCATTGTAAGATGCGGGATATCGTTTTCGTATGCAGTGTTCTGACCAGAAATCAAACGTTCATTCCATTTTTTATTCACATTCATTTCTTCAGCATGTGTCTTAACATCAATAACATCAATAACAAATGTTGTATTGGCTCGAGTTCGGATTCGCGGTCCATACCAATAACAACCAGTAAATGCAATCTGATAAATTCCTACATCTTCACCATTTTTAAACGATTCAAAATCTACAACAAAAAAAGGAACACTTTGTGGATTTGCTGATTTTTTTAGTGTAGCGCGAGCGTGCTCTTTTTCTGATCGGCTTGCAGCTGAATTTGGATAAAATTTGGAACGTGTAATCATTTTACTTTACTTTACTATACTAACAACCGAGTTCTTTATTTAAATTCTTTGTTTAGTTTATAAAAAAAACATGGACTCAATTGTTCGCGCACTTTTAAAAAATAACACAAATCAAATGCGAGTAAATGACGTAAACGGTAAATATTACTACCTCAACAAAAATTCACCACTTACTGTTCAAAACTATAAAGTTTTGTTCAGGAAGCTTCCAAAAGCTAAAAAACTGAAATCCATAGGGAAAAAAGTTGGTGCACCAGCGGTCAAAAGCAACATAGTGAAAGCACTCAGAAAACGTAAAATCGCTGACCCTATGCAAATTACTATTAAAGTAAAACGCAAATCTCTCAATAATTCTAAACCAAAAGAAGAAAGAGAAATGATAAATAAACTGATGAAAGAACTTCGACGATTACAAAAAAAAATATAATTTAATTGTATAAATATAAAATATGGCAAAAGCGCGCACGGTTGGTAATGTAATGAGTGGACCAAACGGTCCTCGTCTTAAACAGTTAAGAAAAAATAATCCCAATGCGGCTAAACGCGTTATACAGAATATTATGGCTAATCCTAATAAATCTGTAAACAATATTATTCGCGATGCTGACTCTGCAGCTAAACAAGTAAATGCGGTAGTAAAAAATGCCAGAGTTGCTGTTCAAGCCAACAAGAATGCCCAACAAGCTGTCAAACAGGCAGCTGCCAAACAGGGTGCGGCTGCCAGACAGGCCACCGTCGCCACCGTCGCCGCCGCCACCGCCGCCACCACCGCGGCTTCCGCAGCGCGACAAGCTCAGCGCCAGGTTCAGCGTAACCCAAATGTACCAGGCAATGCTAAAAATGTAACAACAAATGCTGCCCATGCTGCTAACAATAACGCGCGTCAAGCCAATATCGCTGCTAATATTGCTACAACATTTTTTAATACTCCTCCACCACCCCCTCCGCCACCCGCAGCGAAACAAAACCAAAACGGAGAACCAAGAGGTGATGGTAAATATGCGGGAAAAGCTAAGAAATTATGGAAAGATACTGGACGCATGTTAAACCGCGCTAAAAAAACCAACTTTGATAATACAATTATTGGACAAAAGCTTGTTGATAGTCTTCATAAACACGTGGTTACTTTATCTAAATCTATATTGGATATTAAACTTGAATTCAAAGCAGAAGTTAGTAAACTTCTTGCTGGACATCCAGACCTCGAGAAAACATACAAGCAATTATCTGATTGTGATGTAGAAACCAATAATAAATCAAGTGGATGCCCCAAAATTAGAAATATGGATAGATACATTACCGAAATTAAAGGTGCAATTGGTAGAAAAAATAATGCTCAAAAATTAATTAATAAAGCTAAAAATGTTAACACGAGACAAAAACTACAAGAGGAAGCAAATAAAAATAAGAAAGCTCAAGACGAACTTGTAGCAAGAAGAAGATCTATGAAAGCGAATGTAAATGCGCTTATTTCTCAATTTGAGAGACTTCAAAAGAAAATATAGAGTAATTAATAATTGACAAAATGATACCTGCTAAATCTACAGTTCTAACCAACAATGGGAATAATGCTCTTAACGGAAAAAATAAATATGAAAAAATTGCTGCTCAATTACTTTTAGAAATTCAGACTTTACAAACTAAATTACATAATAAAAGAAATATAATTAATAATTTAACAAAATACAGAAATGGTTTGAGAAAAGCAACTACAACTTATAAATCCACTGTTCATCAATTTGATAATAATGTGAAAAAAATAAATTCCGGAAAAATTGTTGGTACACCGAGAGTTCAAAATATGAATAAAACATTAAAAAAATTAGAAAATGAAAAAATAGAACGGGGAAAACAGAGTAGTCATCTTAAAAATTTTGTTAAAAATTCTGGTGTGACCGTAGAACAGTCAACTTCAAAGACTCAGAAAAAAGTTGAAGTTAATTAAAAAAATAAAACTTTATTAAGATAAGAAAAAAAAAATGGATTGCCAAATTTGTTGCGAAACTTTCAATAAACAAAATCACAAAAAGGTTGAATGTCCATTTTGTGATTTTATTGCGTGTAGATCATGTATTCAGCAATATTTACTCACGTCATCTAATGACGCCCATTGTATGGGATGCAAACGCACTTGGAATCGCGAGTTTGTAGATTTATCTTGCACGAAAATATTTAGAAATAAGGAATATAAACTTCATCGCGAAAATATTCTTTTGCAACGCGAAAAATGTTTGTTGCCGGAATCACAGATTCACGTTGCTCGACGGAGGGAAGCAAGAGAAGTACAAAAACTTCTTGAAGCTGCAGAATCAGAACTTGATCGTCAAAGACATTACTGTGAGGATTTAAGAACTCGGGTAGTTAATTTACGAAATGGTTATGCACCGAACGATGAAGCAGGTCCAAGTGAAAAAAAACAATTTGTTCGTAAATGCCCGGTTGATGATTGCAAAGGTTTTCTTACCACACGCTGGAAATGTGAAGTGTGTGATAATAACATTTGTTCCAAATGTAACGAAATCAAAAAAAACGACGGTGGTGGAGAAGAACAACATGAATGTAATCCAGATTCCGTGAAAACGGTTGAACTTCTCAAGAAAGATACCAAACCATGCCCCAAATGTGGAACTCTGCATTTCAAAATTAGTGGGTGTAACCAGATGTGGTGTCCGTCTTGTCACGTGGCTTATAATTGGAACACAGGTAAAATAGAATTAGGAGTTATTCACAATCCTCATTTCTATGAGTTTCAACAACGAGGTGGAGCCGTCGGGAGAAACCACGGTGATATCCCGTGTGGTGGTATGCCAACAGTTTATGAAATGAATGATGCATTTGGTCGTCAACCTTACACTTATGGAGGAAGACATTTGAGTTTGGGTGTGCAACCCGAGTCAGCTGTAATGATACATGATATTCATAGACAATTGTCGCATATAACAAATTACGAACTCCAATATAATTTTAGGGAGGAAAACAATCCAAATAATCTCGATTTGCGAGTCAAATTTTTGATGAATGAATTATCCGAAGTGGATTTTAAGAAAATAATTCAACAAAGAGAAAAGAAATACGAAAAAATAAGAGATATGAGAAATATTTTGACCATGATTACGGATACTGGCGGCGATTTGATGAGACAGCTTGTTCAAGAAACGGCACAACTCACTCGTGGAGGAGATGCTGCCAAAGATCGTATCCGGGAAAAACTAACAATTTTTGAAGAACTCCGAGAATATACAAATACAGTATTCCACACGATTTATAAACGATACACGAACCGAACATTATACATAGATAAAAGGTGGAATCTTAATTCATATAATGGAGCCGTCCCAGTATAAAAATTTCGCCAATGAAGTATTTGGAGAACTTGGTGTTGGTTACAGCGAACGTGTGTATCACAATGCAATGGAAGTAATACTTCGAAAAAATAGAGTGCCCTATGAAACTGAACGAATTGTTCCAATTGTATTTAAAAATCACACAATTGGAAATCTTCGTGCAGATTTAATTGTAAATAATGAAATTATTTTAGAACTAAAAGCCGTAAAAACAATAAATTCACTTATGAAAAAACAAGCAGAAAATTATTTAAAATTGACTGGGCTCAAAAATGCTCTCGTCATCAACTTTCCACAATCAGATAATGCAACTGAATGTGAAGTTGTGTCAGTCGATCGAGATTAAACCTTCTGGATCGACTAAAATTTTACATGGACCCGATAGAGACATCATTACTGAAATAAGACGCGAAACAAAATATTCTGTGATTATACCTGGCTTACAATCATCATGAAATATAACAGTTGGATTTTGTGGTTCTCTACAGTACGGACACGTGTCATTTTCAACAAACCACTTTTCTATACATTCAGAATGATAACAATGCCCACATTTTAACTTGGTTTCTTTATTTATATTATCCTCAAGACAAATTGAACAAATCATTTAGTTCTTGTATTTAAAATAAATTTTATTTTTTTAATAATTATTTAGGAGAAAACATAAACAAAAAAATTACTGTTACAAATTTTGAAGAATTTACATTTCGTGGGGAAAAATGATTAAAAAAAAAGTATGTGTTAATTAAAAGAATGACAACAGAAAAAAAGAAACCAAAAAAGATGAATGATTTCATGAAGGCTAAAGAAAAAGCTCGAAAAGCCAACGCGGACGAGTTTGAATACACAAACAAAGATGGTGAAAAAAAAGTTTATAAAAAAACTGTAACGGCGACCGGTATGGTTATATACCGAACTACTCAATTATAAGGTTCAATGTGGTAATTTGTATCCAAGAAAAAAAAATATCAACAATTAATATAAAAATATGAATAACGGACTTAAAAGTAAACAGCCACTTATAATTGGTGGTGGGATCATATTATTAATAGTAATCGTAGTTGGAATTTATTTTGTAATACGAGATAACAGAAAGGATGGAGACGAATGTGAACCCACAGATGATGAAAAAGTAGAAAACGCTGATGATGATGAATACGTAATCGAAGTTGACGAAGAAGATGACACTAAAACATGTGTCCCGGGTAAATGTGTTGTGGGATATAATTTAACAGATGGACAATGTGATGAGGTCGTTGATTGTGTAATGTCTCAATGGTCAGAGTGTGATAGTAATTGTAATCAAACGAGAACAATTGAAACACAACCTGTGGGAAGCGGAGAAGCGTGCACCGGATTAAGTCAATCATGTACTGGTGGGGACTGTCCTTCTTCTAACGATGGAGGAGCTCCATCAAACGTTGATTGTGTAATGTCTCAATGGTCAGGGTGTGATAGTAATTGTAATCAAACGAGAACAATTGAAACACAACCTGTGGGAAGCGGAGAAGCGTGCACCGGATTAAGTCAATCATGTACTGGTGGGGCCTGTCCTTCTTCTAACGATGGAGGAGCTCCATCAGACGTTGATTCTTCTAACGATGGAGGAGCTCCATCAGACGTTGATTGTGTAGTGTCTCAATGGTCAGGGTGTAATAGTAATTGTAAACAAACGAGAACACAACCTGCGGAAAACAGAGAAGCGTGCCCTACCGAATTAATTCAATCATGTACTGGTGGGGACTGTCCTTATTCTAACGATGGAGACGTTGATTGTGTAGTGTCTCAATGGTCAGGGTGTAATAGTGATTGTAAACAAACGAGAACACAACCTGTGGAAAACAGAGAAGCGTGCCCTACCGAATTAATTCAATCATGTACTGGTGGGGACTGTCCGGTAACATACACTGAACACCAAACAAAAAGATTTTCTCCCGGGTTGACCCAAAATGCAACAGGTGGACCAGGAACTATGACATCGCCGGCTGAAACTTCTTTAACTGCTGCCAAAGCGTTATGTACAGGTGATTTAGGATGTTTAGGAATTCTAAGAAAGTGTTCAGCTGATTCTTGCACCGATCAATACACACGGTGGGTGGTTTCTAATCAAGAAACGACACCTGAAGAGAGATTAGCTACACTAGGTGGTGGAACTCATAATGTTGTATATCTTAAAGATTAATTAACTAAAAAAAACACACGACATTTATTTTATTTTATTTAATTTAAAAGATGCCGCTAAACTCAGCTTCGAACTCATCGCCATTGCCCAGCAACAGTAAAACAAAAATTGGATTAGGAATATTTTTTTTTCTTGTAGTTCTAGGACTTTTACTTTATTTTTTCGTGTTTAAAAAAAATAAATGCCCAGAACAAGGTGATTTTGTATGCGCTGAACCATGGGAAACTGCAGAATGTAGCTCAAATACAAACTATACATGGACATGTACAGGAGATCCAAAGTGTGTCCCGCATGATGTAGCCCCGGCTGATCAAACTCCTTGTGCTGGTGATGAAGTTTCAGTATGTGATGCCTCCACTGGATATTATTGGTCATGTATCGATAGCACACACCCTTGTGCAATAACAACGGAACAAAAAACGGAAAAAAATAACAATTGCAAAAAAAACAGCGGCGACCAGTCAATAGCTGTTTGTGATTCAGGTGGAAATTGGTCGTGTGTTGAACCACCGTCAGGTTGTGGAGAATATCCGGATGTTAAATCATTTTGCACGGAATTTGACAACCTTAATTTTGAAACTCCTGTCACATGCGACGGACAGGGCGGGGGGCATTGGCGCTGTAATTATGCTTGTCCTACTACTGAACCACCAGACTGCCCGGACGGCCAAACTAGGCCTTCTTGTAACCGTCATTCATCATTTCAAATACCCGATTGTATATCCAAAGACGATCAGCCTGAATTATGCGGCGCTGCGGAACAAATCACTTGTACAGCCGACCATGATCTAACTGAACCACATTGTACAGGAACAGCTGGGCAAGAAAGATATTGGACGTGTAATTCTCTGGACAAAGATGAGTATATATATGAACACACACTCAATAGCCTAACAATGCCCGAATTCGGAGTGGACAACAAGAATGTGGAATATGTATTTATAGACAGCGACGGCGAAACAGCTGCTGCCCCTTTATTTGGATGGGGTTGTCAAAATAAAGGATCTACCAACAATGGAAGGCATGGATTTCCAATAGATATAAATAATCTGTTAGGTAATCCTAAAGGAAATGTATTTAAGGACGCCGACGGTAATTTAACATTTATTCCGGAGAGATTTCGCCCGTGGAGCGATGCGTATAATAAAAAAAGTCCTCAAGTTATTTATAGTGGCACGAAAGAATCCCCGTGTGTTAAATCAATAGATCCAGGGTGTAAAAATGGAAGTACATATGTTCAAAACTCCACAGACCCTTTCAAGTTCGGATTTTGTGATTGCAAACCTGGTTATGGAGGAGACAAATGTCAATATGAAGGATTTACAAGTGCCAAATATTGTAATAATCATGGTGTCCCACCAAAAAACACCGAAGTTGACCCTAATGGAAGCCAGGGCGACTGCGACTGTGAAAATGGTTGGTTCAATGGCGGTGGGTTGACTGTTGATGGGAGAAAAATGCCCATCGAAAGTGAGCGAAAGGGAGGGTCTACAAATCAATGTTTAGTAACAACAAATAAAAAGTGTAATCTTAATTGGATAGTTGAAAGTTTCGGTTTCGGCGGCGAGCAGAGCGACTGTTTGAACTTTACTAATGACTCAGTACCTACTGACTTTACCTGCCCTCATCTCGTACCCGATGCAGATACATGTCATGGGTATAGTTGTGACATAGAAGATCAATTCTGTCCAGAGGGTAACCCCGGTGCGGATGGAAAGTCGTTCATATGTCGGGATTCAGAATGGGTGGAAGTTGATTCAAGACCGGAAAGCACACAATGTGTAAGTCACAATAATTGTTCACCCGCTATAACAAATAACCTTAAAAATTGGACCGGGGGCCAGGGCCAAGGCTGGAGTCGTGATAAAAATCTAATGATAACTTCCGATGATGACGCACTGATTTGTCAAGGGAACTAGATGCAGTATCTGTTCCATCATACTTACAGAAGATGATATTGTAGCTCTGTATGCCAAGGGTGAATCCGATGGCGACTATACAAAGTATGATAATACGACAATTACAAATGATTAGCTATAATAGGTGGTGGAACTCATAATGTTGTATATCTTAAAGATTAATTAACTAAAAAAAAACAATTATAAATGATAATAGTTGGCATCGATGTTGGATATCACAATTTAGGTTTAATTAAAGCCTTTATTAATGATGAATATGAGCCAGAAGTAAATTTTGCAAAGAGAATTGATATTACAAACATACGATGTTCATTAGGATGCACAATTCCCCACACTAATGAAGTTGCAGATTTGGTTGCTCATTTTGTGGAAGCTTATAGAGATATTTTTTATTCCGCAGACACAATTTTAATTGAGAGACAGCCTCCAGGTGGTTTGACAAGTGTAGAGGCTTTGATAGTTTACATTTTCAGAGACAAAATCAAACTCATTTCACCAAATAGTATGCATAAACATTTTATGATTGGTCATTTCGATTACGAGACCAGAAAGAAAAAAACAGAGGAAATTGCGGGTCCTTATTTAGAACATCTTGATTCTTACACAAATCAAATTAGAAAACACGACATGTCTGATGCCATGTGTTTAATTATTTATCATACGGCAGACGATAGGAGAAAACATAAATTAACTAAAAACAAAAAAATTACTGTTACAAATTTTGAAGAATTTACATTTCGTGGGGAAAAATGATTAAAAAAAAAAAAGCTCGGAAAGCCAACGCGGACGAGTTTGAATACACAAACAAAGATGGTGAAAAAAAAAGTTTATAAAAAAACTGTAACGGCGACCGGTACTCAATTATAAGGTACAATGTGGTAAACATTTAAATTTGTATCCGATTTAAAAACATTTCGGATACCTCTAGTAAATAGGTAGATGTAGCCAATAGCAACAAGTGTACAAACAATTATCTCAATCATGATTACTTAATAAATATGGGCCCATTATTTTTAATTGGCCTTAAAATTTTTAATCATTTATACAATATAAAAAAAATGATTAAAACTTTTTTTGAAGGTCACGTAGGTTTACTTAATCTGGATACCAATGGTGTTAAATTTTATGAACATAATTTCCCAACTATAGTTGGCGCAATAAATTTTTTAAAAGATGTAAAAGTTCCTAATGTCAAAGACCAATATACATTATGGAATTATAAAGGAAAAAAAGGACTCAAAAATGAGTTAGATGGGTGGATTTTACTGAATGGTCGGTGGTTACCAGACGAAGACTTTGCTAAAGATTTGATAAGAACAGGATATTAAAGAATAAATGAATATATAAATTAAAAAAAAAATGTCCCTCAAAGTCAAAAAACTCGTATCACATGCAATTATTCCCCAACGTTCCACTACTGGAGCGGTTGGGTACGATCTTCACAGTTCAGAAGGATACGTCATTCTACCAGGGCACCGCGCGGTTGTATCTACCGGATTGAGTTTTGAATTTCCATCTGGTGTATATGGTCGCGTGGCGCCTCGTTCTGGTCTCGCTGTCAAACATGGACTAACTGTAGGAGCTGGTGTGATTGACCCAGACTACACAGGTGAGGTAAAAGTAGTACTATTTAATCATGATAAATCTGTATTTATAATTAAGCCAGGCTATCGTATTGCTCAACTTATTTGTGAGCGCTGTGAATGTCCCGAAATTGAAGAAGTTGCTGAAGTGACTGAAACTGGACGAGGCGAAGGTGGTTTTGGTTCTACAGGTCAAGAGTGAAAAAATGAAGATTGGTGGTAACACTACTGTTATTGTTAATTTATTGTGGTAGCCAATTTTAAAGGAAAATGTCCAAAAGGTTCAAAAAATTCTGGGTATACAAGGAAATTCCTCGACATTGGATGGATCACGTTGTTTTACTCGCAGCAACCGACGGATCAAGCCCAAAATGGGTAACTATATCGGCCTGTTTTTTCAGAGGAACTCCTATAATCATGTATATTGTGTTTGATTTTCCATTACGATTTGCCATTTTTAGTTATTATTTATATTTATATTTTTTTTTAGCTGGTTTAGCAATCGTCAAACACCATTACACCCATCGTCAATAATACAAATGATAATATTGACCGTATTGATCAATATATCGTTGTTCGCTTTCATAGACTGACGCATGATACATCTTTACATTTGCAAGTTTATTATCTGTTCTGGTGACCTCAATTACATTCATGCTTTCAATGGCTACTAATCTACCGTCACTACTTGGTATGTCCTGTAGGCAGCCCCGGAGCCGATTCTACACATTTTCCGCTAAAAAACTCATAATTGTCGATACATGTGTGTGGACGACACCTGCCTTGATCTATTGTAGCAGCTACCCATTTACCAACCGCTGAACATAAATAGCCCGTATCGTCTGCCCCAGTTACTCCTTGTGGACAGAATTGACCATATATCTTGCAATCCCAACCCTTACAACTAGTTGCATTAGGTGGGCGGTAGTAAGTATCAACGTTGTCTACTACTTCATCACCTATAGGAGTACATCCACCGCTACCGCCACCGCCACCGCCACCGCCACCGCCACCGCCACCGCCACCGCCTGGGTCATTGCCATTGCCCTGCAGTAGAAAATATGCAGTTACAATTATGCCGAGTACAACTAGAACTCCTATAATCATGTATATTGTGTTTGATTTTCCATTACGATTTGCCATTTTTAGTTATTATTTATATTTATATTTATATTTTTTTTTTAGCTGGTTTAGCAATCGTCAAACATCATTACACCCATCGTAAAAAATGAAAACGCGATGTAGATTCAAAATCTATAGATTCCCAATCACATTCTTGAGTTTTAGGTTTTTTAAAAGGCGGAGGGGGTGGTGGTGGTGTACCAAAAATCATTTGATTCCAATAAATCAAATGATTTTTTTAAACATTTTTTCTTAATAATATTACTTATTAATTTTTTTTAATTACGATTTAAAATAACAATAATAACAAGAAATACAAGAACATACATTAACACATCTTTCTGTGTTAAAGCGGCTGCGGCTGCTTTCGCGTCTACCCACATACCTGGGTCAATATTGCGTTCTGGATAAAGAGGTCTGCACATGGGCAAGTTAGGTTTTGTTGGTCTACACATGTCAATTGTGCGATCCCCTGCTGTAATTTCCGATGCACAAATTGGGCTTTTGGCAGTATCACACGATGGTTCAACTGCACATTCAATTGGTTTATGTTCGGAATCTTTTCTATCCATGTAATATTGTGCATAAGCGTAAGGATCAGACCGGGTTCCTGGTAAGTTCATTTCACCAACAACAAAAGGATTAAATTTATTAATTAAATTAAAGTCATCAACTTTGTCATTCATTTCAGAACGATATTGATATGGGGACGTCATTATATTATAATTAACTATATATTATAATTCCTCAAATTTATTTTTACTTGGTGTTTTTCCCACATGTCATCTAAATCAACATTAAGCATATAAGCTAATTGAAAAAGATAACTGAAAACATCACCCATTTCGGATTGAATATCGATTCCCCTGTTTTTCTTCAAGCCCGTTTTAACATAAATTTTTGAATTTTGGCGTATTGCTGATGCCAATTCCCCTATTTCTTCGGTCAACAAAAGCCATACTGTGTTAACTGAAGTCTTGTCCCATCCTTTTTGTCTGCACATATACTGTGTTCGGTCTCGAAACTGATTTAATTCACTCATTACTTAATTATATGAATGATTCTTAATTTTAAGCTACATTTGCAGAACGTACTGGTACCGGTCCCGCGAGTTCAGATTTACGGTCTGGACGAAGAAAATAGCTGTTTACCCAAAATGGACCCGTCTGACCGGCTGGTGTCACTGGAGCATAGGATCCAATGAAACACGCAGGATGAGTACAAGGTGGTTTTGGGAAAATAGGTTGAGGCGGCAATTTTTTAGTTTGACTGTACGCTTCATTAAAGTCTGACATATTCAACATTATTTTTTTTTATTATTATATTATATTAATAAAAAAAAATGGCACAAAGCAATTTAATAAATTTGGAGATGATTCAGTCACTTCAACAATGTCGGACACCATTGAACACTTTGTATTTTTCAGAGTTTAATGTCAACTTGGTACAAAGAGCAATTAGATCTGAATTCAAAAAGAAATCAGGTGGCATTTCTATTGATTACCAAAACCAAGATGATTTATTGACAATTATGAGAGCAGTTTTTGTAAATAACTCTTCTGATCCCTATGGAGATGTAAAAGAACAGGTTCAGCAAATGAATGGAGTTGTAATCGAAACTGCAATGGGACAAATCAATACGGGTGTTGCTCAATATATGGGTTACATAAAAGATATAGACAGCCCAGTCCAACCTATGGCTAACCCAATAAACACCAGCACATATGGTGATAAAATTGATATCAATACAAAATTTGGTATCTAAACCGGTGCGATCTTTTTTCTGATCACATCTATATTTAATTTTTTATCTAAATTTTCTCTATCAATATCTAATTTTTTTTGTATTCCTTCGCAACCGTGTATTTCTAATTGAATACAACTACTACAGAATGATTTATCACAATATGTACATGGAATAGGAATTCCTTTTTTTTTACAACATTTACATGGCATGGTTATTAAATATATAATTATTTTTTTTTTTAATTGTATTAAAAAAAAAATAATTATATTTTAAAAAAAAAAATGAAAGTAAAAAAACGTAGTGGAAATATTGCAAATATGAAATTTGATAATGTTACCCAACGTATAGCACAATTAACAGAAGGACTTTCATTAGATATAATCCCTGATAAAGTTGCACAACATGTATTTTCTTCAATGTATGACGGTATATCTACACAGGAAATTGACATACTAACATCTGAAATAGCAGTGGGTATGATTACGGAACACCCCGATTATGAAATATTAGCAACTCGTATTGCCGCCAGTAATATTCAAAAACGTACACCAAAAAAATTTTCAAAAGCAATGAAAATATTGTATGACAATAAAATTTTATGTCCGACGGTATGGGAATTTATTTCCACAAATAATGAAATATTAGACAATTGTATCCAAACCAAAAATGATTTTGAATTTGGATTTTTTGGATTGAAAACTTTAGAAAAGAATTATTTAATGAAAATAAACAAAGACAATTTAATTGAATCGCCACAATATTTGTTTTTGAGAGTATCATGTGGAATCCACAATGGAAATACAGAAAAAACAATAGAAACATACAAATACATGTCCGAAGGTTATTTCATTCATGCTACACCTACTCTATTCAATGCAAGCACTTTAAAACCACAAATGAGTAGTTGTTTTTTGATCGCGATGAAAGACGATAGTATTGACGGTATTTATGCAACGCTCAAAGAATGTGCAGATATTAGTAAATGGGCTGGTGGAATTGGTTTGCACACACACAATATTCGATCCAAAAATTCAATAATTAGAGGAACAAACGGGACATCCGGTGGTCTGATTCCTATGTTGAGAGTTTTTAATTCGACTGCTCGGTATGTGAATCAATCCGGAAAAAGAAAAGGTTCGTTTGCAATTTATTTGGAACCGTGGCACGCTGATATTCAAGAGTTTTTGGAGCTGAGACTCAATCAAGGCGACGAGGAATCAAGAACACGTGACTTGTTCACGGCGCTGTGGATTCCAGATTTATTTATGAAACGAGTTGAGAAAGGTGAAAATTGGTCATTGTTTTGTCCCGCCGCCGCCCCGGGTTTAGCGGATGTGTATGGTGAAGAATTCGAAACACTGTACACAAAATATGAAAATGAAGGGCGTGCAAATAAAGTTTTACCAGCTTCAGATATCTGGGTGGCTATTCTAAAATCACAATCAGAAACTGGAACTCCTTATATGCTTTACAAAGATGCATGCAATAAAAAATCAAACCAGAAGAATTTAGGTGTTATCAAATCAAGTAATCTTTGTACAGAAATTATTGAATATAGCGACAAAGATGAAACAGCAGTTTGTAATTTAGCATCTATTGCACTCCCAAAATTTATTGACAATGGAAAATTTAATTATGAAAAACTTCATAAAATTACAAAAATAATTACATATAATCTCAATGAAGTCATTGATAAAAATTTCTACCCGATTGAAACAGCTCGGAACTCAAATATGAAACATAGACCAATCGGTATAGGCGTTCAAGGTTTAGCCGATGCATTTAATTTATGCGACCTTTCGTTCGATACCGACGATGCTAAAAGTATGAACATTGCGATTTTTGAGACTATTTATCACGGTGCTTTGGAAGCAAGTTTGGAACTTTCTAAAGAGTTTGGATCTTATGAATCTTTCAAAGGTTCACCGACAAGTCAAGGGAAATTACAATTTGATTTATGGCCAAAGCCTACATTCAGTGGCCAATATGATTGGGTTAAAATTAAAAAGCAAATTAAGAAATTCGGACTACGAAACAGTTTGCTTGTTGCACCGATGCCAACTGCAAGCACGTCGCAGATTTTAGGGAATAATGAATGTATAGAGCCATACACAACCAATATATATTTGAGACGAACACTTGCCGGGGAATTCGTGGTTGTAAATAAACATTTGGTTGAAGAATTACAGGCTTTGGGACTTTGGTCAAAAGAAATGAAAAATCATATGATAAAAGAAAGTGGGTCAGTTCAAAATATTCAAAACATTCCGGAAAATATAAAAGAAAAATATAAGACTGTATGGGAAATTAGTCAAAAAGTACTTATTGATATGGCCCGTGATCGAGGATGTTTCATTGACCAAAGTCAAAGCCTCAATTTATTCATGGAAAATCCAACAGTTTCTAAATTATCATCTATGCACATGTATGCGTGGAAACAGGGACTTAAGACTGGTCTCTACTATCTTAGAAGTAAAGCAAAAGCCAAACCAACACAATTTACAATCTGCCCAAGTTGTTCGGCTTAAAGGTAATATTTCTTAAATTTATTAATACAATATGCGTTTTGTTGATTTCAACATCGAAAGTGATTTGCAAATTGGTGACTATGAAAACAAAAAAATCACACTAAACTCATCCTCATCTAAAAAGTCAATTAAATTTCAAGTTCCTAGGATGTACATGCCATTTGGAGTTTCTGGATTTACACCTCAAGTTGGCCCAACAAAATATAACATTGACTTTTCAATGAAAGGGTGGGATGAACATGACAACTATGTGAAAGCATTTTATGAATTTGTAAAGAAATTGGAAAATACAATTATTGCAAGTGTAGAATCGCAGTCAGTAGAAATTTTTGGAAAAAAAATGGATCAAGCAGAATTGAGGAAAATGTTTAATTCAAATATCAAGGAATCGGCCGAGAGGGAACCAAAATTTCGGGTAAAAGTAGATACAAACACCGTTGACAATACAATTAAATTCCCAATTTACGATTCAAATGAAAATGAAATTTCATGTGAAGCATCTAATGGTTTGTATGCGCGACACTCTGGGACGGCTATTGTTGAACTGGGAAATGTATATTTTATGAATAAGATGTTTGGTATCACGTGGCGGACAAGTCAACTCAAAGTTTTTGAACCACAGCGTCTCAAAGGATTTCAATTTCTCGATTGAGAACCTATTTTTTTTCTTGTTAGATAATTAAATAATGATTACAATCGTTGCACTTCTTCTAATTTTTGTAGTAGCTCTTATTTGTTTAAAACGCAAAGTAAAAATAGGAGAAAATAATATAGATAAATTGGTGAGACAAACAGCCAGGTGGGCAACGGCTGCTCAACAGGATCAATCGCCTTTAATTGCACTTTTACACGCAAATTATGCAGCCGGGTATCTCTGGGCTCTAAAAGATATTGCATCAGAAGATGATATTAGTAAAGCAACAGGGATTAATTCTAAAAAATTTGAAGATCATATTGTGAATGTACAGGATTCAACAACCCAGAAAGTATTGAAAAAATGCCCAGAATTTGCAGGTGAAGTGGATTTATATTTATCAACAATTGCTGGTGAAAATTTATTACAGCCCACAAATTAATTTATCTAAGATTAACAAACAAGCTTTTATTTAGCCCAGTGAAAATCTTTTTTATCTTTTTCATCAATATGCTGAGAAATTGTATTTCCTATTTCTTTTATTTTGTCAAGGAGGTCTTTGTGTTCGTTGTTGTGACTTTCCCAATCTTGAGTAATGTCTTTATGATTGCTTGGCATTTTTTGTAGTCCCTGGGCATACATTCTCTCTTCAGTTTTCCAGTGTTTTTCACAACTATTATATAATCTATCTAAATTTTTGAATATTTCTCTATGTTCTCTATCCAATGTTCTGTTTATTTCTACTGAATGACAATAATATTTCAATAAATATATTGTTATTATTACAACTCCAATAATTTTAATTTTTCTTATATTCATATTCATATTTATATATATATATATATATATATAAAACTTTTTTTTAGTGCACTCTCATGCTGAACGGGGCATTTTTTTTAAAAAAAAAAGTGTTTAAATAATCCTAAGGTAAAATTATAATTAAATTTTCACATAACTAAAAATATGAGTGAACTACGTGATCACGTTCGTGACGAATTCACTGATATTTTTACTACTGCTTCTATTGCAATTAATTTAGAAAAGGCTATATTTAATTTTGCAATTCGCAAAACGAAAGAAATGAATCGCCAAAATCCAGCAATTGGTCTACCTTCGTGGGAAAATACTAAATTTGTTGAAAATTATAAACGTAAATTCTTAAATTTGAAATTTAATATAAATTACCCGGATAATGACTTGAAACAAAAAATACAAAAAATGACACCATTGCAGATTCATATTTTACCTAATCAAAAACCTGCAGAGTTGTGCCCCAATGGTCCATATGCCAGAATGGACAAGGAAAAATTGGAAAAAGAAATTACTGCTGAACTCAAAAAGGCACAAATGGATGAAAGTAAATGTGGTCTTTTTACTTGTAGCAAGTGTAAATCCAAGAAGACTACTTATTATGAGCTACAGACAAGAAGCGCTGATGAACCAATGACGGCTTTCATCTCTTGCTTGGATTGTGGGAAACGATGGAAGTCGTAAATTCTGGCAATTTTACCCAATGGTCACTATCTGATAAATCAGTCCAAAGATCACCTACAGATAAAACAAAACGAAATCCATCTTTTATTAATTTCTTTTTTACAACTGTTTTTTTCTCGTGACTTGCATACAATAAAATATCAAAACTAATTTTGTGTTTCTTTAATTGCGCCAAAGTTGCTTTGTGATTTTCAATACTGTATGGTCTGGCGGTTATCAAAATTATTTTGTATCTTAATTTTTTAGCGTGTTTGAGTAATCGTAATGACCACGTTATAGGCGTGTCTGATGATGCATTTATAAGGGTGTCATCTATGTCAAACATGACAGAATCACCACTTTTAATTCTGCGATTTTTTAGATAATCCATTATATTAAATAAAAAATATTTTTTTAAAAAATAATTTTGTTTTTATAAGTTATACAAAATGAAAACAATAACACCTGGTATTTTATGTGGAATTACAGGAGGAACATTGTATTATATTATGATGGAGAAAAGCATTCCTAACCATAAAAATTGTAGCTATATGGCTACACCATTAACAGATATATTAGCATTTATATACGGTATTATAGTTTTGTATTATGCTAATACATATAACAATGATATACTAAACTTTTTAGGAACAACAATAATAGTTGAACATATATTTCAACTTTTAAGAAAATAATTACATCAGCAGGCGCCGATTTATTTAAAAACAAAAAACAAGAAAATTAAGAAAAAAGTAATTTATCTATTGTGGTTTTCACACAAAAAACTCTATGTAAAATAATACCTAACGCAAAACAACACACTAATATCAATAAAAAATCATATTCTTCTAGTAAATAATAGTGAATAAATTTAGCTAACAAGAATGTAAATAAAACATCTACAACTGCTATATCAAATACTCTATATGAATGTAAGCCTTTCTTTGGTTCTCCTAAAGCATCTTTATATTTACAAAAATACCACATTTATATATATTATTTATATTATTAATTTAAATTAATATGACCTGGCCGGTTGGTTGAAGTATCCTTCGTTATATAATTTTTGAGGATGAAAAATTTTCTCAGCTGCTCGTTTTCGCGCAGGTGCTAACCAAAAAACAATAACTCTCAAAAGACCACTGTATCTAAGTTTACGAATGTGGCTATAATACACATCCCTAAATGTAGAAAAGTCTGCTTCTGAACGCTGTATAGATGCAAATTCAAACGAATTTGTTGGTGATGGTGAGTATGATAATGTTTGCAACGCATAAGCTAAATGCTGTTCAGTAATTAACTCATCAATTTTTAATCGAAGTTGTCCACCGAGCCAAAATTTTCCTAATGAAAAACTTTCTTTTGAACAGTTCATATACTTGTTCAAAACATAGTTGTCGGGATTAGCAGAATGTAAAGATACAAGCGAAGTCATCTTTCTTACATAATAAAAGCTTCTATCGTTTATTTAACTTTTGAAAACAAATAATTAAAAGTATTAAAATGATGAGGAAGATAATCACCCTTGACCCACCACCATTTTGTGTTTGATGTGTGTAAATTGAACGAGCTTCTTGGTAACTTAAAACTCTTTTATCTGTTCTGGCATTTACTTCGTTATGTAAATCAATTAACCAGTTAATTAATTTATCTCTGTTGTCATATTGATACCGAATCGGTCTCTTCTGTAGAAATTCTATGTAATGTTCTTTACATGATTCACATGGAAGAAAATTAATAATACCTCTAAAAAATTCTCTGATGTCATCTTTATCTTTTTGTGACGGATTATTTGGATATACAAATGTCTTCATATGCATTTGATACCATAAAGGAGGACCCCAATTATCAGGACTCACCATCTCTGTATTAATTATTATTATTAAACATTTTTTTTTTTAAAATAAAGAATAGTGGCGCTATTTATTTAATAAGAAAATGAAAATGGATCAGGCTGAGTATGAACCATTTAATGCTGGCCCACGCGCAGCCGATGATGAAGAACGAGTTGTGTACCTCAATAAAATTATTTACTACATGAATGCAGTTTTAATCTTTCTCATGTTTTGGTTTTCTGTCGCCTCAATGGCTTATATGCGACCAGTCCTCCAAGATTCTAAAAAACTTCTTACTGATGCTTCAGTAACTCTTTTTGATTTCGGAGAACTTATTCCGGAAGTTAATGAAAGTCTATCTATTTTGAAGACGTTGTGTAATTCAAAACACTCTCCAATTCATGAATGGTGCCAGACAAATGATAACACATTTTATGAATCTCGCAACTCAACTGAAACTTTTTTTTAAAAAAAAATAAAATTAAATACTAATATTATAAAAATAGGATGGGTGATAACGTTGGAAATCAGTTACCTATTTCAGCGAAGAAAGAAAAATATACTCTACAATTTAATAACGGCGCGAACGATTTAGATGCCTATTCAAATCTTTATGCGCGGACCGACACAACGCAAGGTAAAGGTTGTATTAGTGCAACCTGTTACTTTGGTGATGGGGGCACTTTAAGTAATCTTTCAAGTGGTGGTGGTGGTGTCGACACACTTTCGGATGTAGTCAACAGAGGCAACACGACTTCGAACACGGTTCAATTTTCAAACACAATAAATGCAATGGATATAACCAGTTTAAATTCAAATATTCATTTTAGTTCAAACATATGTATTCGGAGTTCTGGTGACCAAATAGCTATTGGTAATAACGCTGGTGAAATTTATCAAAATACTCAAGCAATCGCTATTGGCACCTATGCAGGTTATAATTCTCAAAATACTCACGCAATCGCTATTGGACATGGTGCAGGTCAAATTTATCAAAATGTTCAAGCAGTCGCTATTGGTACCTATGCAGGTTTAAATTATCAAAATGCTTATTCAGTCGCTATTGGACACAACGCAGGTAAATTCTCACAAGGGTCAAATTGTATCGCTATTGGTAAAGATGCTGGTAAAAATTTTCAGAAAGACAACACTATAGTATTAAATGCATCTGGATTAGTTTTAAATGGATTCGCGAATGCCAGTGCTACCTACATCTCACCAATTCAAGCGACGGAATTTGCCAATGTGTTGACTTATGACTCGGCTACAGGAGAATTGGGACAGAAAAGTGGAGACACACTTTCGGATGTAGTCAATAGAGGCAACACGACTTCGAACACGGTTCAATTTTCAAACACAATAAATGCAATGGATATAACCAGTTTAAATTCAAATATTCATTTTAGTTCAAACATATGTATTCGGAGTTCTGGTGACCAAATAGCTATTGGTACCAATGCAGGTTTAAATTCTCAAAATGCTTATTCAGTCGCTATTGGTAATAATGCAGGTGAAACTTCTCAAAATACTCACGCAATCGCTATTGGACGCAACGCAGGTAAGGAATCTCAAAACAATCATTCTATTGCTATTGGTGCGCATGCAGCAAAAAGTTCTCAAAACAATCATTCTATTGCTATTGGTCGCGATACAGCTAAAAAGTTTCAAGGTTCTTATGCTGTCGCTATTGGTACCAATGCAGGTCAAAGTTCTCAAAATACTCAAGCAGTCGCTATTGGTACCGATGCAGGTTTAAGCTGTCAAGGTTCTTATGCTGTTGCTATTGGTAAAGATGCTGGTAAAAATTTTCAGAAAGACAACACTATAGTATTAAATGCAACTGGATCAGCTTTAAATGGATCCGCGAATGCCAACGCGACCTACATCTCACCAATACAAGCGACGGAATTTGCCAATGTGTTGACTTATGACTCAGCTACAGGAGAATTGGGACAGAAAATTGGAAATCAATTTTCAGAGATTAATGTAAGTGGGGATGTGACAGCTTTACAATTTTTTGGTGATGGTGGAATTCTAAGTAATCTTTCAAGTAATATTACTTTCAGTGACACACTTTCGGATGTAGTCAACAGAGGCAACACGACTTCGAACACGGTTCAATTTTCAAACACAATAAATGCAATGGATATAACCAGTTTAAATTCAAATATTCATTTTAGTTCAAACATATGTA